CTGAACTTAAAGACGGTTTATTAAAAGTGTCTTTAGAAAAGATAGTACCAGACCATAAAAAGGCAAGAACTATCAATATCAAATAAATTTGTTTCTATTAGGCCGAATGAGGCTTGACTTTTTCGGCCTTTTAGAGTATTATAGATAATGCGGATGTCGTATAAAAGTATTATACTTGATTTCCAATCAGGTGAAGGTGGCGCAATACCATCCATCCGCTCCAAATTAATTCTTAATAAGAGTATATTATGAAACACAAAGTACCAAATGTAAAATTTAGAGTTAGAGAACTTGGAGAATGGGTTACTAAAACAAGTGATGATTTTTTTAAAGGCAAACGAGTAGTGGTTTTTGGCCTGCCAGGTGCGTTTACACCAACTTGTTCTAGCAAACAATTACCAGGTTATGAAACTAACTACAACAATATTAAGGAAAGAGGCATTGACGAAGTATATTGTATATCAGTTAATGATTCTTTCGTTATGAATGCTTGGGCTGAAAAGGAACATATTGTAAATTGCAAGATGATACCAGACGGCACAGGCGAGTTTTCAAGATTAATGGGAATGCTTGTTCAAAAAAATGACAAGGGTTTCGGTCAAAGGTCTTGGAGATATTCTATGGTGGTAAATGATGGTGTTATTGAAGCCATCTTTGAAGAGCCAGGCAAATGTGATAACTTAACATCTGACCCTTACGGCGAATCATCACCAGAGTTTATGATGAAATATTTGACCAATTAAATTATAGGAGAAAGTATATTATGAATCTATCGAGTGATACAGTTGCTGTATTAAAAAATTTCTCTGATATTAACCAGAATATTCTAGTTAAACCAGGAAATAAAGTACAGACAATTAGCACTATGAAAAACATTTTGGCAGAAGCTGAAGTGAAAGAACAATTTGATAGCGAGTTTGCTATCTATGATTTACCAGAGTTTTTAAGGTCTATTGATTTATTCAGTAAACCTAGTTTAGAACTTAATGGTGGGTCTTATGTAAAGATAGCTGAAGAAAACTCAAAGCAAAATATTAAATATTTCTTTGCTGATAAATCAGTTATTGTTGCACCAACAAAAACAATCACCATGCCAGATACTTTTGTATCTTTTACATTTAAAAAAGATGACTTTCATAAAGTTATGAAGGCTGCTACTACATTAAATTTACCAGATGTTGCAGTAATTGGTGATGGTAGCACAATTAAAATGGTTGCTACCGATAAGAAGAACAAATCTTCAAATGAGTATTCAATTGATGTAGGTCAATCTGATAAAACATTTAATGCTTATTTCAAAGTAGAAAACTTTAAAATGATTAGTGATGATTATGATGTTGCTATATCTTCACAAAAGATAAGTCATTTTATAAATAGGCACAAAAAGGTTCAATATTGGATTGCACTAGAGCCTGATAGTGAATTTTAAATTATGAGGAATATATTATGTCAGATTACTTATGGGTTGAAAAATATCGCCCAAAGAAAATTGAAGATTGTATCTTATCACAAGATATAAAAGAAACATTTAGTCAGTTTCTAAAACAAAAAGAAATACCTAATCTACTTTTATCAGGTACAGCCGGCACAGGTAAAACTACCGTTGCTCGTGCTTTATGTGAGGAGTTAGGTGCTGACTATATTATAATCAATGGGTCAGACGAAGGCCGTCAAATAGATACATTACGAAACAAGATTAAGAATTTTGCTAGTACAGTATCACTTACCGAAACATCTAATCACAAAGTTGTAATTATAGACGAGGCAGATTATATGAATGCTGATAGTGTTCAACCTGCTTTGCGTAATTTTATTGAAACATTTTACAATAATTGTAGATTTATATTTACTTGTAATTATAGAAATAAGATTATACCAGCATTACATAGTAGGTGTACGGTCATTGATTTCACAATTAAAAACGGTCAAAAGGTAAAAACCGCCAAACTTTTTATGGAGAGAATGTCCTTTCTCCTTAAATCTGAAAAGATAGAGTTTGATAAAAAGGTTTTGGCTGAACTTATACAGAAATATTATCCTGATTTTCGTAGAACTATAAATGAACTTCAAAGATATTCTGTAAGAGGTAAAATAGATAGCGGTATATTGTTTAGTTTATCAGAGGCAAACAATAAAGAATTAGTACAAACTTTAAAAGGTAAAAAATTTAATGATATGAGAAAATGGGTTGTTAATAATATTGACAAAGAACCTGCTTCTCTATTCAGAGGTATTTACGATATTCTTTATGAGGCATTAGATACTAAATCAGTACCACAAGCTATATTAATTATAGCTGGTTATCAGTATAAATCGGCATTTGTGGCAGACCAAGAAATAAATATGGTTGCCTGTTTAACTGAAATCATGGCCAGTTGTAAATTTAAATAGTGATAAGCGGGTGTAGCTCAGTAGTAGAGCAATTCGTTGCCAACGAATAGGTCGCAGGTGCGAATCCTGTCACCCGCTCCAAAAAGGTTATTATGTACGAATTAAAAGATTATTTAAATGCTATAAATTTTGATAAGAAACCCTTGTTAGATACTGAGGACCTAACATGGGAAAAGAAATATCCTCCCTACATTGTTAATAAATGTTTGTCAATGCACTATGATACCATAGCTCAAGCAAATGAGATGAATGGTTATCACTTCTTGGATAAGAAGGTGCAATTTCACTTTTACATAAATAGTATAAGAAAAAAGAAGCGATTTGGTGGCAAGTGGTTATCACAAGCCAAATTGAAGAATTTAGAGTATGTAAAAGAGTATTATGGTTATAGTAATGAGAAAGCTAAACAGGCTCTTAATATACTAACAGACAAACAAATTGACGAGATAAAATTAAGCCTTTCAAAAGGCGGGAGAAAAAGAAAATGAGTGATGAGATTACATGGTCGCCTGAGAGTATGTTAGAAGTTACGATAAAACAACCAGACGACTTTCTAAAAGTTAGAGAAACCCTTACAAGAATTGGTGTTGCAAGTAGAAAAGATAAAACATTATACCAATCTTGCCATATTTTACATAAACAAGGTAAGTATTTTATAGTACATTTTAAAGAATTGTTTGCTTTAGATGGTAAGAAAGCTACATTAGTCGCTAACGATATTCAGAGAAGAAATACAATTGCTATTTTATTACAAGATTGGAACTTAATTGATATAGTAAAACCAACAGACGCCGAAGATAAGGCGCCATTAAGTCAAATAAAGGTTTTACCATTTAAAGAAAAAAAAGAGTGGAACTTATCTGCCAAATATAATATTGGTAAGAAAGTTGATGAAAAAGAAAGTCCTAATCAAAGTAATGAAAATGCAAGTAGCTAATTTTAAAGATTATATTACCGAAGATAAAAAAGAAAAACCTTTTTTAAGGCTATTGATTATTACAGATGAGCCTGAAGAAGCAAAGACTTTTCATACTGCTGATAGATTAAAAGAAGAATGTGATAAGTTAGGTTATCCACATTATCTATTTAAACTTACAGGTGGTTATACTACATTTGAAAACGGTATCCGTAAGTTTCACAACAAAGACGATAAAAAAGGTTTTGAAGTTGGCGCTATGACCGTTGCAGTTGTAAGAGGTTCTATCACTAGAAAAGATAGTTGGATGGACTTTGTATCTATATTAGAGAGAGCAAATGCAACACTTGTAAATCCTAGAACTACAATTAATGTGTGTGCTGACAAATATAGAACAGCATTAAGACTTGCAGATTATGGTTTAACACAACCTAAAACAAAATTAATTAACGACCCCGAAAAATCTATTGACCAAGTAGAACAAGCCGACATTAAGTTTCCTCTTATAATGAAAACATTAAGAGGTAGTAAAGGTGTCGGTGTTTTATTTTTAGATAGTGAAAGAGGTTTAGATTCTATTGTACAACTTATTCATAAACAAGATGAAGACGCAGATTTATTAGTACAAGAATATATCAAAACAGAATATGATGTTAGAGTACATATATTAGGTGGTAAATTTTTAGCGGCTATGAAACGACCTGTAATCGAAGGAGATTTTAGGTCTAATGTATCGCAAGGTTCTAAACCACAAAATATTAAGTTAACAGAATTAGAAATAGAAGAATGTTTAAAAGCTTCTAAAGCAGTTGGTGGTTATTGGACTGCTGTTGATTTTATACCTAGTAAGAATAGAGAGAGTCTACCACCTTATATGTTAGAAGTAAACTCATCACCAGGCACAGAGGGTATTGAAGACGCTACTAATATGAATATTGCAAAAGAAGTAATCACACACTTTGCAAAATCAGAAAATAGATATACAGTACCTACTGAATGTGGTTTTAAAGAAATATTAACTATAAAACCTTTTGGCGAATTAATATCAAAGTTTGATACAGGTAATTCAGGTATGCCAGTTATTCACGCTGATAAAATTAAACCTATGTCAAATAAAAAAGTTACATGGTCTTTATTAGGTAAAACAATTACAAGTAATATAGTTAGAGTTGAAAATATAAATGTTGGCGGTTTGAGAGATTATGATGAAGACCGTTATGTAATAAAATTAGATGTAGAATTCGCTGGTGGTTTCTATAAAGATGTAGAATTTACCATTGATGATAGAGAAGATAGAACACCTATCTTACTTGACAGAGCATTTATGAAACGATTAAATGTTATGGTCAACCCACAAAGAAAATATGTGATAACAACTAAATACAGCATTGACTAATAAGTCAAGTTGTGATATATTATAACCAAGGAGTAAATTATGTCAGATGTGAAAATTGCAAGAATGTCAACTGGTGAAGATGTGATTTCTAAAGTAGAAAAAGATACTATGGGAAATTATAACTTCGAAAAACCATTTACAATAATACCAACTCAATCAGCACCAGGTCAACCTGTTCAATTAATGATGACGCCTTATATGCCATTTGCAGACGAGGAGAAAATAACGGTGACAGCAGATAAAGTAGTTGCGATTGTAAAACCTAAAAAAGAAATTCTTGCTTCTTATCAAAAAAATACAAGTAAAATTATAACACCTCAAGCAGAATTAATAACTGAAACTAAAGTACCTAAACTTTAATGATAACAGTTTACTTTGTTAGAAATGGTAGTAAGATACCAGTAGAAGTAGATACAGGCGCTTCTTTGATGGAAGCTGCAAAGTTTTATTCAAAGATTGATATACCTGAAATACCGGCAGATTGTGGCGGCTCTTGTGCCTGTTGTACCTGTCATGTACATATAGATGAAAGGTGGCTTGCCAAACATGGCAAAATAAGTAATAATACACCAGAGATAGAACTATTAGAATATGAAAAAGGATATAAAGATGGTATTAGTAGATTAGCTTGTCAAATAGTTTTGACAAAAGATGATGATGGATTAATTGCACACTTGAGGAATGATGAACTTTTATAAAAATGTAATTGAACATAAAGGTAAACTTCTAGTTAGAGGTATACATGATGGTAAAGAATACAAAGAAAGAATAAACTTTGGTCCTACTTTATATGGTTTGACACAAGAACATTCTGTATATAAAACTTTACAAGGTCAGTATTTAAAACCTATTGAGTTTACAAGTATAGACGCAGCTCGTAAATTTAAAAAAGAAGTCGCTACATCTAATTCACCTATCTATGGTTTAGAAAGATACCATTATCAGTATATTGGTCAAGAACATCCTGAAGATATAAAATGGGATAAAGACTTAATTAAAATATTTACATTAGATATAGAAACAACTTGTGAAAATGGTTTTCCAGATGTAGAAAATCCTATTGAAGAAATTATTTGTCTTACTGTAAAAAATCAATCTAATAAACAGATACTAACTTGGGGTGTCGGTGATTTTGTACATGATAGACCAGATGTAACTTATGTAAAGTGTAAACATGAGAAAGAACTTATGTTTGAGTTTATGAAGTTTTGGATTAAAAATCATCCAGATGTTATTACAGGTTGGAATACAAAATTCTTTGACTTACCTTATCTAGTAAATAGATTAAAATTAGTTGCAGGCGATAAAGTTGCAAGTAGAATATCACCTTGGAATCTTATTAATAGATTAGAAATTACTGTAAAAGGTAGAACTCAAACAGTTTATGATGTATTTGGTGTTGCAATGTTAGACTATCTTGACTTATACAAATGGTTTATACCAACAAGACAAGAGAGTTACAAACTTGACTTTATCGGTGAGTTAGAACTTAATCAACCTAAAAATGAAAACCCTTATGATACATTTAAAGATTTCTATACAAAAGACTTTCAAAAATTTATAGACTACAATATTCAAGATGTTGAAATTGTTGACGCATTAGAAGATAAACTTGGCCTTATTGACTTATCATTAACAGTTGCATATGATTCAAAAGTAAACTATGATGATATATTTTCACAAGTTAGAGTATGGGACACATTGATTGCAAACCATTTAATGCAAAAGAATATATGTGTGCCACCAAGAGAAGAACATAGTAAAGAAACAAAATATGAAGGTGCTTATGTAAAAGAACCTATACTTGGTGGCCATGATTGGATTGTTTCGTTTGATATTAACTCTCTATATCCTCATATTATTATACAATATAATATATCACCAGAAAAAATACTAGGTGAATCTAGTCAAGGCATTAATGTAAATAAAATGATTGACATGAAAGTGCCTTTAAATTTTCTTAAAACTGAAGGCGCTTGTGTTACTCCTAATGGTGCAAAGTTTAAAACAGATAGTCAAGGTTTTTTACCTGAGATGATGGAAAAAATGTATAATGACCGTGTTGTATTTAAAAAAAGAATGATTAAGGCAAAACAAGAATATCAAAAAACAAAAGACCCTAAACTAGTAAAAGAGATTGCAAGATGTCATAATATACAATGGTCAAAAAAGATTGCCTTGAACTCAGCTTATGGTGCAGTTGGTAATCAATACTTTAGATATTATGATGTAAGACAGGCAAGTGGTATTACAACTGCTGGTCAGTTTATTATTAGATTTATTGAAAAGAAAGTTAATGAATATTTAAATAATGTATTACAAACAAAAGACCACATAGATTATATTGTTGCCTCTGATACTGATTCAATCTATGTAAGATTTGGTAAACTTGTAGAAAAAACTTGTCAAGGTAAAACAAATGAACAAATTACAGACTTCTTAAATAAAGTATGTGAACAAAAATTAGAACCATATATTGAAAAATGTTTTAATGAACTTGCAGATTATTCAAATGCTTTTAAAAATGCAATGGTTATGAAACGAGAAGTCATAGCAAACAAAGGTATTTGGGTGGCCAAAAAGAGGTATATGTTGAATGTGCTAGACGAAGAAGGCGTAAGACTTGCTGACCCTAAACTTAAACTTATGGGTATAGAAGCAGTCAAGTCTAGCACACCTCAGGTCTGTCGTGGTAAAATTAAAGAAGCTATTAAAATAATAATGGCAAAAGAACAAACAGATTTACATAATTTTATTGCAGATTTTAAAAAAGAATTTTTAAATTTACCGCCAGAATCAATTGCTTTTCCTAGAAGTTGTAATAATATTAGAAAATATAAAAGTGATAGTAGTATTTTTATTAAAGGTTCTCCTATTCATGTTAAAGGTGCATTGATATATAATCATCAACTTAAAATACATAAACTTGGC